ATGGTTGGCGTTTTGTATGATAGTGATTGCCATTAAGTTATATAAATAATACTATTATATAAAGATAAATATAAAAAGAGGGGATTATTCCTCGTGGTTTTGGTAAAAGTTGTGATCTTCCTTCCATTCGTTTGCGATTGGTTCAGCGATTGCTTCTTCTACTTTTTTGTCTTCAATAGTAGCGTGTATGTTTCCATAGGTATTCAAGAATTTATTGTAATCATCTAGCACTTGGCTTTGATAATTCATTACTCCATCCGTACCAAATCTCAACTCGTTTTGAGTTTTAATGGATTCTGCGTCAAGTCCGTCATATAGTATCAAACAACCAAATTGTTTTTTGTATTGTTGACTATGTGCGTTACTGTCACAAATTAATGATGAGTTAATACCACTATTTGTTTCAGTCCATTGACTGTATGGAATTGCTTGTATGTCAGGAGTGAACTTGTCTTGTAGTGAGTATTGTTTACCACCAAATACAAAGTTCTGGTATCCTACACCAAGATTATAGATTTCTTCTTGTGCTTCACATTCCTCTATTGCCATAGCGATTTCACCTAATACTCCGTCATACTTTACGTTATTGACTGACCATAGTTGGAAATCTGATATTTCAAATTCTCTGGCAGTTTGGAAGTGTTGAGTTCTTTCATCCATACCTTGTTTACAAGTATTCAACTCTTTGAGAAGATTCATTAATACTGAATCTCTTGCGGTTGCTGTACCTCTATCGAGTTTATTTTCAATGTTTTGAATTGTCTTCTCGTTAGGTGTCAACTTTGCTTGTTCTACTGCAATGGCTTCTAAAGCGGCTTCATTGATTTTTTGAATTTCTTGATCATATCTCTGTTCGGAGAGTAGACCTTGATAGACTTTCATATCTTCCAATGTGTATACCTCTTTGAATCCTTGCCATACGCAATGATATTCAACTGCGATCTCGTCAAAGTTACATGATTGACCATGTGAGTCAAACGGTACTTCTACTGTTGTAGTTTCTGCATATACTGCACCAAATAGTCCTACTGATAGTAAGGCTAATAGTGCGATTATTTGCTTCGTCATTACAACACACATGTGGCAAGGTTATATATATGTAACTAAAAAAATAAAAAATAAATTTTTGGTTTGACTAGAGTTTAATGTCTCTAATCTTGCCTTGAGATTTGAAGTGACGACATACAGTTTCACCCATAGTTCTGTATACACCTTTCTCAACAAAAGCATTGTTGACAAATGGATATGCAGGAGTTCTTCGGGTTGCTTCGTAATATTCGGTAGGGATTGCCACTTGGATTCCAATTCTAGGATAACCATAACCTTCTGCATCAGATGTATCTAATGCAAATAGTCTTCCAACTTCTCCAGATGCATATGATGGTGCATCTTTTGTTGGAATAAATGGGACTCCATAGATAGAATCTACGTGAATACCTACTCCAGTGCCTTTGAAAGTTTGGATTCCATTTACGTCGATTTGTACTAAGCTCTCACCGTAAGGGTTTGCAACTCTTACAGAAGGCATGTACAAGCCTTGGATTTCGGAATAAACTTCGTGGGAACCTAAGAATACGTTAGGATCTTTACCTGCTGCAATACGGATCTTTCTAAGGAAAGTTCGTAATGTATCATCAGTAAGGACACCTTGTGTTCCTATTGCTCCACCTGCGGATTCTACAGTACAATCAAATTCAGGCATTGCTGTTGTATCTCTATTGATATCAGCACTTGCTGCCCAAGGATTGCAGTGTTTTGAACCTGCACCACCAGTAGATGTTTCTTCAGCGTGTGAAGAAATAATTCTATCTAGTGTTTCAAAGTCAAGTGTGCCTGCAAAGACACCACCTGCTGCTGCACCTGTATCGTGATCTGCTAGCAAAGCTCTATTCATGAATTCTTTATGCTGGACTGCCATAAATAGTCTTAAACTACCTAAGCCTCCCCAAATATCATCTTTAGAGTGTGTTGCAAGCCATTCCATAACTTCAGATGCACTAAATGGCAACTGAACGGTTTTTGGCTTTACATCAATCTCTTTAAGTTGAGGTTTGGTTGTCTCAGCAATCAATCCACCTTCTGCGGTTCCACCTAATGCTGTATTGGCGTTTGTTGTATTAAGGACAGCTTTGTCAGTAATAACCCTCCAACCAGATTTGTCCCAAGGGACTTTTGGCAGAATACCGAAGGCGTTTGCCTCTAAGTTAAGTTGAGCCCATGCATAAGCACCAAAGACTGCATTGAATGTACCTGCAGTTGATGTTGTGATAGGAGCGTCAGCTTTTCTGATGAGGTTTCTATTATATCCATAATAGAGTGCTTCGAGTTCATCGATTGTTTGGATTTTAGGCATTTTAATAATACCCTCCGTTGTCTTGTGTCGTATCTGGGCTTCCGTAATCGCCTGCTAAGATTCTTCTAGCAACATGGGATAGACCTTCGTAACCATTACTTCGTGCATCTTTTAAAACCATATTCAATTCTACGTTAGCAGATTTGTTTATGTTTTCAACGGAAGCACTTGGTCTTGGTGTTTCTGTGGTGAAATCGAAATTAGCTTTTTGTTGCATAGCCAATCCTGAATCATCACCTTCAGGTTTATCTTGACCAGATTTATCGTCATCTAATCCTGCTTGCACAGAATTGGATTGGAATGTATCTGGTACAGTTACATCTGCACCAACATCTTCTGCGTCAGCAGTTCCAGATGGTGTTAGATCTAATTGTGTTTTCGGTTCTTCATAGAGAGCTTTTTCAATTCGCTCTTCTAGTTCAAACTGAGAATCTGACAGAGCTTTTACGTGCTCAGTTAGAGTTGACAAAGTTTCGATTAAGGCTTCATCAAAAGATCTCTCGTTAGAGGATTTCTTGGTGTCATCTTCATCTTCATCTTTGTTCTCATCACTTTCATCTTGTTTTCTAAGTTCTTCAAGAGTCATGTATATAGAATTAAGCAATGTGGAGTTTATAAAGATTATGCAAAGATTTATATCATTATTGTTTGAGTCTATCGCCTATTGTTGATCTAGTATCAGCATTATAAGCATTTCTTGCATCACGAGCAGTTCTTCTATTCATACGTTTTCTTGCAGGAACTGCTTCTGCTTCTGCTGAAGTAGAGTGAGAATTACCATTTACGTCCATATATTTACTGTTTCCATCTGCTACTGCTGTTGAAGTTGATCCAGTTCCTCCCACATCACTACCAAATTTACCTTCATTTCTTCTTACTTTTGTAAGTTTATCTAATGACATTTTAAGATTTTTGAAATCATCATCTTTAGGAATACATTTTGCTTCTACCCTATCATCTGTAGGTCTTGGCTGTACCAATGTTATTTGAGTACTCTCTCGTTGACCTTGTGTATATGTTGCACCTGCTCCTAGACCTCTTGATCCTAAACCACCTGAAATTTGTAGTTTTTTAAGTTCATCTAATGCTTTTTTCAATTTCTTTGGAAGTACTGGAGTAATATTAATAAGGTCAGCTAAATTTTCTTTTGTTTCCTTCATTTCTTTTGTTCCTTGTAAATCAACAATATTATTTCCTCTTCTAAACTGTTCCTTTCCTCTTCTTTCTCTTTTACTCATCTCTTTATTATGTTTAGTATTTTTTCTTCCGAAAGGTTGACTCAAATTTCCTGTATTGGCATCGATTGGTTTTTGAACTTTTGTTTGTCCAAATGCACCTTTATCTCTTACTTTGTTTAATACCAATAATGCATGTACTTTGTTTACTCTCATGGTAGATTTAATATAATGTTGAGATCTTACATATCTAGCAGCATCATCATGTACTTCCTGACCACCTTCGGTTAGTTCCACTTCATCTGGTACACTGTCAGGTGTTCCCTCTTCACCATCATCTGCTTTCTTAGGTTTGTAAAAAGTACTATGCATGTGAATACCTGTATTTGATTGATTTTCTTCAGGGTGTTTATCTTTAATATATTCTTCTGTCTGGTGTTCCTTGTATGCATCTATATCTGATTTGTTATTCAATCTTTGTGCGTTAGGTGCATTTTGATTAAATGCTGATTCCATAACCCCACCTGATCCAGTATTACTAATGTCTAATCCTTTACTTTTATTTTTACATTTTT